CTTATTTGTGACGATATAGAAACCAACAAAACAAAGGACTCACAAGCATACACTAAACAAGTAAGAGATCATTTGACGGAAGCAATGTCTGGTATGGCTCCTGAAGGTTTTATACTCTACCTAGGAAATTTTATCACTGAGTACGGAAACATTGCATGGCTCATGGAGCGCGCAAAGACAAACAGTGATATTCGAGTAAGAAACATTCCTGTAATGGCAGAAGGAAAGCCTCTGTGGGGCTCAAAATATGCCCTCACAGACGAGGAAGCACAAAAGACTGGGAAAGTATCAATTGAAGCAAAACAACGTCAATTAGGCTCTCTAGTGTTCTCTTACGAAATGATGAATAAACCTATTGACGAAATGATGGCAGAATTCAAGAAAGACTTTGTACAAATGGAAACAATGGAGAAGGTTAGACAGCTAGACACTCGATGCTATGTGACTATTGACTCGGCTGTTTCAGAGAAAGAAAGTGCAGACTTCACAGGGGTAACAATCAACTGGGTTTCTCCTGAGAATAAATGGTATGTAAAAACGTACAGACTTAAAATCAACAGCAAGGACTTAATCGACCACCTTTTTTACATTAAAAAGACCTATAATCCAATGTTTATAGGCTTAGAAGAAACCACATTTACAATGGCTATCCAACCTTTCTTAGAGGATGAAATGAGAAAGCGTAATGACTTCTTTTCAGTTACCCCAGTGAAACACAAAGGAACAAACAAAGAAGTAAGGATTCGTGGACTCATACCACGCTGGGAAAACAAGTCTATCTTTCTCATTGGAGACAATACAGAATTACTTGATGAAATGCGTGTGTTTCCTAACGGGCAACACGATGACGTACTTGATAGTTTCTCAATGCAGGTCAACATTGCAAAAGCACCTTTTAGAAAAAGCAGTTCTTTCTCTATTGACAAGGAAGTTAACCAAGCAATTTAATTGCATTGTACTTTATTTGTAATATACTAACAATAATGGCGACACTAGAAAAGAAACCAACATACTCAGTCGAACTACTCTTTAACGGACTTTCGTTCAAAAAACGCACTCAAGATATTGCAAAAACTATTTTATCTTTCAAACCTGAAACTCTTTATACAGAGGTTTATGTCATTGTAAAGAAAGGTAAAGATGTAACAGAGCGACGATTAAACCTCAAACAAGGTAAAAATCTCTTTGTAAATGAAGACTATTTACCCATTTTTATAAATAACTTACTCCTAGAATAATATGGACAACACTGATGTTTTTTCGTATATAAAGACCGAAGAAAATAACTGGCGCACAGTACGAGTACCTCTGACTAAATCAAAGGATTGGAATATGTACGAGCATATCGAGCGTTGTACAAATGTTGCAAACGCTTGGTATCATTCAGGTAATAACGACGGTATTCGACCTTATGATGATATTGTAACTCCAATTATAAACGTAGCTTTTCGTTCAGAAGGATTTGATGTGAAGGACATTGTGCCGTATGTAAACGACGCACAACAGAGTTATAAGTCATTCTTAGTAAAGAAATATCACCCTCAATGGGCAAGAAAGAATGAATTAGACACGTTTATTGATGATGTAGTAGAAACTTCTGTCATTTACGACTTAGTTTTAATTAAAGACATAAATGAAACAAAACCAGAAGTAGTTGATCTTAAAACTCTAGCATTTTGTGACCAGACAGATGTAATGGCAGGGCCTATTTGTATCAAACATCAACTAACGCCAGCAGAACTTGTTGCGTTTAAGGGTAAATGGGACAATGACATGATAGATCAAGCTATTGTCATGGCGGTTCAGGAAAAGAAAGTTGCGCTTGCTAACGACCAAGAAGCTAAAACCCCAGGAAACTACATAGAAGTCTACGAATTACGAGGTAATTTACCTGAATACTGGCTAACTGGTGAGGGTGAGAAGTACAAATATACTCCTCAAATGCACGTTGTTTGTTATTACACAACTCAAGATGGTTCTAAAAATGGTATTACCCTTTATAAAGGAAAAGATAAACCATTAAACCAAGTATTCAAATCATTAAAAATTGACCGTGTTCGTTCTAAAGGGCGAGCGTGTGGTCGTTCTATTGTAGAAACATTATTTGAACCACAAGTATGGAATAACTACTCAGCTATCAAGGTTAAAGCTCTTTTAGATGCGGCTATAACAGTATTTCAGACTGACAGTGAAGAATACGGAAATCAAAAACTATCTGAACTCAAAAACAACACAATTATTAAGCATGAACCGGGTAAACCTATTACTAAAGTTGACGGCTCGCTTCAAAATCTGACAGCCTTTACCAATTACCAACAGAAACAAGAAACATCTGCGCGCGTTCTTGGGTCTGCTTCTGAGGGTTCGCTTGGCGTAAATCCTTCATCTGGTACACCTTTTGCACTTCAAAATCTTGTAGTACAGCAAGGACAAGGAATGCACGAATACCGCCAAGGAAAGATTGCAACATTCTTCGCCGATGTTCTTTATCGGGACTGGTTCTTAAAGTACCTTGTAGATGAAATGAATAGCGGTATTAAATTCTCAGAAGAACTCACACTTGATGAAATGATGGAAATAGGAGAAATGGTTGCACGAAATACCGCAGAGGAGAAAATAAAGTCAAGGATACTAGAAGGTAAGGTAATACAACCTGGAGAAAAAGAAAGTCTTATTGAGTCTTATAAAGAGGAATTCAAGAGAAGTGGAAATCGTAAGTTCTTTGAAACCGTAAAAGGTGAACTTGAATCTATCCCTGTTTCAGTATTCGTAAACATCAAAGGAAAACAACGTTACATGGCACAGAACGCAGACAAAATTACAAACATTATTCGAGAAGTCATTAGAAATCCTCAAGCGTTCACACAAGTTCCTGGTATTGGCAAAGCATTCAATCAACTTATTGAAGAGTCTGGTTTAAGTCCAATTGACTTTAGCGGTATGATAACCGCAGTCAAGGAACAACCAGTACAAGGAGGAGCTTTTGCCCCTCAAGGTATTGCCTCCGAGGTTGGTGGTGAACAATTAACAAAATAAATATGAAAGAACACTTAACAGAATTAGAAATAGCAAAAATTGAAGCATTCAACGCAGATGAAGTACTCGTAGAAGCAGTACGGAAAGTACTCTTGCAAGGTATTTATACTCATGGAACGATACAAAAAGGTTTCAAAGCAGAACCTCTCAAAAACGGAGCTTTAAGTTTAGCGGCTCAAGCTACAAATAACCCTATAACTGACGAACTACTCGGACAACATATCCGAGGAGTTTGGGCAGGGGTAAACGCCTTAGAAAATGCTTTTAAGGATTTACAGGGTATTAGATCAAACAAGGAGGTAGAAAGTCCTTATATAAATGAGGCAATTTAACAATATGAATTATAAGAACATTTCAGAAAGTGGTGTTGTAACAAGGGGATTTGGGAAACTGAAAAATCTTGTTATTAACTCTCACTCATCAGGAACAATTAAAATCTTTGACTCAGTAGATGCAGGGACACAAGCAACAACGACACTCACAAGTGCTGGAGCGTGTGTACCAGCTTCTCATGGTCAAACAGAACTAACATCATCGGGTGCTATGGTGGCAGGAACACATCCTGTGTCAGTTCTAACAGGTGATGCAATAGTAGAAGGCAACGTTGTGGTAGTGGGAACACGGACATATACATTCAAAGCAGTGCCGGATACATCAAACGATGAGATTGGATTGGGTGCTAGTACAGAACAAGCATTAGCTAACTTCTACAATGCAATAAACGGCGACTACGGATCAATTAGCGTAAACACCCAAATAGTTGCTGTTGCAAAAGATGCGACCACCGTTACAGTGCGTGGGCGAGTTCCGGGAACTTCCCTTAACACAGTGGCGACAACAGGTACAGCACTACGAACAGTGTGGGCTGACACTACTCTAGGAGGTGGTACAGGTGCAAGTGATGCAGGTGTAACAACGGGTGCGGCAACAGTAACAATAGGGTCTATAACTTATACGGTAGTAGACGAATTATCTGAAGCATACGGAGCAGACGCTATTGCATACCAAGTTAAAAAAGGAGCAAATGAAGCATCAATGCTTGATAATCTTAAACTTGCAATCAATGGCGGTTCAGGTGAAGGCACTTTGTACTCAACAGGTACAGTGGCTCACCCTTACGTTATTGCAACAACTAACTCAGATACAGTACAGAAAATTATTGCTCGTTCAGTAGGAAATGCAGCCGCTACAGCAGTGGTAAACGCACTTGCTACTACAGAAACAATGGCAAACACCGCATGGGCAGATACGACATTCGGAGGTGGTACAGGTAACTCTAACCCAGCGGTTACAAGTGACGCTGCAACCTTCACAATCGGAGACATTACATATACAGCAGTTTTAGAACTTTCTGAAACATCAGGAGCAACGGCAGTTCCTTACCAGATACTTTGGGTGACAAATGAAGCTACATTCTTAGATAATATCAAGCTAGCAGTAAACGCCTCAGGGTTAGCAGGTACTCAATACTCTACTGGGACATACGAACACCCTCAAGTGTATGCAACAACTAACGACAATACATCACAGATTTTCGTAGCAAAAGCAGTTGGTACAGGGGGTAACAGTATTGCAACCACAAAAACATTAGGAAACTACTCATTTACCTCAACAGTGATGGCAAGTGGGACTGGTTCTAATGGTCGCCTTATGCACAACACAATTACTTTCTCTGCGGTAGCAACAACAGGTGAAAGAACAATTGATTTTGGAGGTGAGGCATTCAACAATGGACTCTATGTAACAATTGGAGGTACAGCAGATGTGACAATCGCTTACGAGTAATTGTCATTAAATTAAAAAGTAGTATTATTA